TACTTGTGCAATAGCAGCGCATCCGTTTGTTGTCTCAGGATACATTGCTACGGCAGGAACCCAAATAGTTTCTTTTCCTACTTCTTTTAAAGTACCTGCCCCATCCACCAAGTTTAGTTCTGCTGCGGTACTTGTAACTCCATCAAGGATATTTAACTCATTAGCAGTACTTGTTACATTAGTACCTCCAATATCTAGAGTAGTCATAGAGACTTCTCCGGCTACTGTTAAAATAGCACTACCTAATGTCATTAGATCTGTATCGCTGGTATGTCCTATTGTTGTACCATTAACAATAACATTATCAACTGTTAATGTTGTTAAGGTTCCTACAGTAGTAATAGCAGTTTGAGCAGCTTGTGTTACTGTTAATGCTGTACCAGATGCGTTACCTGTTAATGCACCTACAAAAGCTGTTGATGTAATACTCGTTGCTCCTGTGACTACTCCAGCATCTACATTAATTGTTCCATCTAAAACGATAGCAGAACCACTTGCAGGTGTAAGATTTAAAGCACCAGAGTTTGCTGTAATAGTATTACCATTAATACCAAGATTATCTACTGTTAAGGCTGTTAAAGTTCCTACACTTGTAATGGCAGTTTGAGCAGCCTGTGTTACTGTTAGTGCTGTACCTGAAGCATTACCTGTTACATCTCCTGTTAATGGCCCTGCAAAGGCATCTGCTGTAACTGTTCCGTCAAAGAAAGCGTCTTTAAATTCTAGAGAGGATGTACCTAAATCTATTTGATTGTCGGTTACAGGATACAAAGCTCCTGTTGTGAGTGTCAATCTTGCAGCATTATCTACTTTAAAATCAATTTCATTTGCTGTTCCAAAATCAATAGCAGTCTGAGAGTCTTCTCCCATTATTAAGGCAGCAGCATAAATAGAAGTAATTCTTGTCTGTGCTGCATCTACTGAAAATGTCATATCAAATGGATCACCATCTGAGCCGGGAGTTGTATCTGTCCAGTTTGTAGTTATACCTAAACCAATAAACTTTACTTCTTCAGCATTTGAAATAGAGACTTCTGTATCATCATCATCTTCTAATACAAATGATGACATTGTACCAGCTTCGGCTCCTATTTGAACATCTACATAAGCTTTTACAGATTGTTGTGTAGGAACAAGAGTTGCACTATTTGAAGCCATATCATCTTCATCAGCCCAAGCAGTAACTCCTATTGTTCCATCTGATAGTGTTCCATAAGTTACTGTACCAGAGGCTGTAACACCTGTGCTTGAAAGAAGGCCAGTAGAGGGATTATAGGTTAAATCACCATCAGACTCTAAACCTAAATTTCCTCCGTCAAGATCTCCACCTGCTGTAAAGATAATAGCATTATTTTCATTTGTACTTTCATTGTCTGTTATAGTTACTGTTGTTGCTACAGAAGCAGTTCCAGTTATTGCTCCAGTTACTGCCCCAGTAAACTGTGTTGCTGTTAATACTCCAGTACTAGGATTATAGGTAAAGCCTGTATCTGTTTCTGCTCCTTGACTTCCTGTAGCTCCATCTACAAATACAGGATATACAGTTTCGTCTGTACTATTATTTGCACTTGCTGTAAATAAACTAGCAGTTCCTGTAGTATCCTGATTAAGAGTTCCTATAACGAAATCTAGAGTATTATCACCATCTTCATAAGTTACTGTAATATTAGTTTCTGTATTAGAGCCAACCATAGCTCCTACTGTATCAGCTATATATTCATTTAAGGCTGTTCCATCTACAGTATAAGCATCTGCTTCAAGAGTTCCATCAATGTCTGCATTACCTGATATATCTAATGAACCTGCATCTAACTCACCTGTTAATGTTATATTTCTAAAACTTCCAATATCTTTATTACTATCAACAACTACTGCTTTACTTACAGTAACTGTTCCTGCTGTTAGATCATCTATTTGTTCTATATCTGCTTCGGATATAACAGCACTTCCCATTGTAAAAGTGCCTGATAAGTCAATATTACCATTCATATCTATAGTAGTAGCATTGATCTCAATCTCAGAATCAGATACTAAATCCAATACTCCATCTGCTGATTGAAAAATATAAGTACCTGAATCACCAAATTGAAGACGATCAGTACTTGAAAGAAGAAGTCCTGTATCCACTACATGAGTTAGAGAAACATCTTGGTCATCTCCAAAATAAACAACTGCACCATCAGCTAAATAAAGATCACTGAACTCTAAAGAACTAGTACCAAGAGCAGCACCATCAGAAGCATCAGGTACAAAAGCTGTATTAGCTGTAATAGTTGTTCCTACAATAGTTGTTGCCGAACTAGCACCTATTGTTGCTCCGTCTACTGTACCTCCATTTATGTCGGCAGTATCAGCAACTAAAGCATCTGTAGTAACTGTTCCATCAAAGAAGGCATCCTTAAATTCAACTGAACTAGTACCTAAGTCTATATCATTATCTGTTACGGGTACTATTACTCCATCCTGGAATCTTACTTGTTCTACGGCTGAACTTGAAACCTGAACAAAAACTCCCCAACGATTATTTGAATCGTCAGCTACTATTTTATTTAAGAAATCCTGATCACCAATAGTATGAATATTACCGCCTTCTGCGGCTGTACCATCATGCCTATGCCCCGTAGTTGAACTAGAAGCATACGAAAAAGCAGTCAGAAGCTGATTAAATTCATCATTAAATAATGCAGCAGTAATTGTATCTCCGTCTGAAAAGCTGCTCTGTCTAGTATAACTTGTAGCCATTATTATCTCCTACCAGAAGGTCTATAATCTATATAAAATCCATTAATTGAATAAGGTGCTTTAGTATCTTGACTAAATATTTTTAAAGCTAGGCTATGTCCACTTCCCTGTATTGCTTGTCTAACCATTGGATCTGCTGAGGCTCCGAAAAAGGCATCTCCAAACTCGGCTGCTCCAAAAACAGCAGGAGTAGGGATACTATCTAATTGAATATTAGATGGTTGTAATCTATCAAGAGCATCATAATCATAAGATACTTTTAAAGAAGGCTGTACTGTACCTTCAGGGGTTACAGATATTTTTACATAGTGCATTGATTTTAATGTACCTGCATCTCCAAAATCAAAATTAGGTGTTTTATATCCAGCATTTATACTTGTTTGTATTCCTGCCGGATTAAAGTCGTTGCCAGTATTATGATTATATACATATCCTTCTGTATCTCCATGATATACTTTTTCTAATCTAGCATAGTTAAATCCTGATGCTAAACCATGTGCTTTAATACCTAGAGTTTGTGACCACTCAAATCCATCTGGTGTTATTGTTCCTATAATTCCCTGTGAAGTACTTGTAGCTTGTGAAGTAGAACTATAAAATAATCTATATTGTGATTTACTTCTTAATACTATACTAGATATTACATATGAATCTATTGAAGCAGCTAAGATAGAAACAACAGATTGTATATTTCTAGATACAGAACTTAATTCTACGTCACCAATACGTGCTGTACCTGCAACAAGACGAAATCCATCAGGACTTAAAAATATAAGATCGCCACCTATTTCTTGAATACTATGTCCATCTAAACAGCCTACGTTCTTGGTAATAGGTATTATAGCTATATTACTAGCATCATTTATATTAGATAATTTATAAATACTATTTCTACAGAAAACAATTAAATCTCCTCGAAAGCTTCTTATTCCTACTACTTGATCATCTAATACAATACTTCCAGAACCTGAAGAAGTAAAATCATTTATATCACTTGTCCCACTATAATAAATTGTATTTAATGCTGTAGCTGCTCCTGCTACAACTAAGTGTTTATCGTGCATAACACAATATTTAGGATAAACAACACCACTTACTGTAATCTCTTCATAGAAAAAGGTTCTACCAGATAATGCACCAGTACCTGTCATTTTAAAAAGAGCAGGTTTAGCGGAAGAACCTTTATCAGTAATTATTAACTCTCCATAAATAGTACCTCCTTCATATACAGTAAAAGAAGCCTGTTGCTGACTTGTTCTTGCTGCTGTACTTCTTCCAGTAAATGTAGAATAGTTATCTCCACCAACGGCTACACTGGCTTTATTTATTTGTAACCAGCTTTCACCGTCTAAACTAAAATAAATATTTGTGCCGGAACAGGCAATTACTCCGTCCGCATAAACAAATAGCCCTAATATACCATTAGAGCTATTCGGTCTTGCAGCACTATCTCCACCAAGTAAAGTATAACCATTTATTCTTCGATAGCCCCCATCTGGATCAACTTCAAAGTTTGTTAACTCTGTAGCGAATCCCGGTTGTTTGAGCATTTCAAATTGGTTTAGATTAGTGTTCAGACCCCCTTTGCATGATAAACCGTATGCTTGCATATTTAATCAAACCTAACTCTATCGTCTGACATATAGAGAGGAACTGTTCCTATTAAATTTTCTCTCATACTCTTTAATCCTTTTTTATAGTCCTCTAAAGCAAATGCTGCCATCTGAGCATTGTCTTTAAATTGGTGAGTATAGTATCTAGCCCGAGCTAGAATAACTACCTTATATACATCTGGAAAAACTACTGTATCTCCATGTGCTGAAAGCTCAGTAGGTAAATCAAAGGCATAAAACCATACACGATATACTTGATCAGGAATAGGACTTAATCCAAACTTTCTTGCATCAGGACTTCTGATAACATAGTTAGGTTGTCCGCCTGTAGCTGCATCAGCATCATCAGCATTCTCTATAGACCTTCTAAAATCTTTCCACTTCTCAAGAGTAAGAAATCTTAAATTCTTTGAAACATAAGGAGCGGATTCTCCCGAAACACCTATTGTAGTTAGATAAAAATTATCCCAGTCTATAGAACCATAGTCAGCAGTTATACTAGAACTTGCTGCCTTTAACTCATACCATCTAGTAGCTGCTGTAGTTTCTACATAAACATTACCATACATAGGATCAGTAGCACCACTTTCAGCAGTAGCTAGAAAAGGCCATTGTGGTTCTTCATTTACAATATCTAAGTATGATCTATTAATACAGTCTTTAGCATGTGCTTGTATTCCTACAGCACCTGAAAAAGTAGAAGAGGTCAATACGACCTCATTCAATTCTCTTAATAATTCATTTGTTATTTGGAGAAATGTAGTAGCCATAATTTTTAATTAACCACCCTTCTTTTTTTGTTTTCTTTTCTTTGCTTTAGCAGCAGCAGCTTTACCTGCTTTTGTATAAGGATACTTAACTCCATTAACTTTTGGCATTAGACTTATCTCCGAAAATTTTATCATAGTTTTCATTATATTTCTTTTTACGATCTCCTGAATAAAAACTCCCAGTAAGACCTAGAACTTTTCCTGTCTTCTTTTTAGTTATTATCATTGGATTTTTTTCACTACCAATTTGGGGCATCTTTTCTCCTTAAAAGAAAAGGGGGTATATTTCAACCCCCTTCCCTAGTCGTACTAGTCGATACCGTAGAATGTAGATACCAACGCTTCGTCACGTAGTACTTTTGCTCCATATACATGGAGTCCTCGTACTATGTCACCAAAGCTGTCAGGATCACGCAAAACTTCAGTATTAGTAATAGTCTGTGCTGTTGCACAGGCTGACATATGACCAGCAATACATTTACCAGCGGCATTAGATGTCGAGGCAATGTTGTTAGTCTTATACATATCAAACCCACGTAACTTTCCAGACGATACCAAGCCGTTCCTAATGGAACCTTGCCCTGCATTGTAATCAACAGACAAGAGCTTAGAGGAACTTTGAACAAGTTGCTCATAGAACTCAGGATTTGCGAGGAACCAACGTCCCTCTTCTGGTATATTCTGCTCATCCAATAAACGTGACATATGAGAAAGCACATCTATTGGATCATGCTCACCAGCAGCAAAACCAATGTCAAGATTACCAGTACCGTCAAAAGTACCAGCAGCGAGGTCAGTAGCACTATCAGAACCTAGAATATGATTAGGACTAGATGCAGAAACTCCTGCAAATAGAACCGCAATCACACCCTCATCAAACGCATCTTTCAGAGCATAAGCTGCTGAAGAAGAAGCGACCTGTCTCCAGTTTACGTGAGACATATTTGCTTCAATGTCATCCACTTTAAACTTAAAGGCATTAGCTGTATCCACAACCAGAGTAATCTCTGAGTCTGTCAGCTTAGTCTGCGTTACATCTGCACCACGCTCGTATTGATATACGGTAATGGTAGGTTCTTTGATAATTTTTACAGAGTCTCCAAAATTCCTAATTTCTCCTGCATAATCTGTATTGGTTATAGCTTCCGCTACAGATGATTTTCTAAAAAAGTTTAGAACTTGTTTAGAATAAACAGCAGGTAAAAAGAAAGAATTATTTTGACCACTGACCGAGTTAGCAAAGTTAGCATCAGTATCCGTACTTGGCTCAAAATATTGATCAGATTGATTATAAGCCATTATTATATCTCCTTAAATAACTATTTTACTATCCTGCCTTCTGATAAAGCTTCTTGAATATCGTCTTCATATTTGTCGAAGTCATTAATAGACATTCTAGCAATTTCCCGTTCTGTCCAAATTTTTGGAGCTTGTGCGTCTATCGCCGTTGTTTTGGTAGACACCATATCGGCAGCAGACCTTCTACTCCTAGATTTAGACTGTTTTTGTGATGGCCTTGTCATACCCTTTTCTAATTTGTAAAGGTCTATAGCTCGACTCGCTAAAGTAGCATTACTATTATTAGAATAAACCCATCTTTGTATATCTTCAGGCTGTTCTTTTGCCCATCCATGGAAGTCTTCACTACCCCTTATATCTTCAAAATCAGGGTGGTTAGATTTTAGTTCCGACTCTGCTTCTCGTTTTAAGAGATCAGCTTCCCGTTGTTGGATCGCTGATAATTGTTGTCGAACTTCTGCAATCTGACTTTCACTTTGTAAATGTGCAACAGATTCAACTGTTTCATACAAGTCTGGATTTTGCTCTTTAAACTTCTGTAATTCTTCCAAAGATTTTGGAGCTTTATATGCAGGTGCTTTAGATGCAGCCTCTGCTAAAAGCTCTCCTTCTCTTTGCTTAAACTCAGAAAGTCTATTATCGTAATGTTTTTTTAGATCATCGTACCTTTTCTTATAGTTTACACTTCTTGATTTTTCAGGGGGCGTTTCTGATTCCTCAGAAGGCGTAGCCTGTTTTTCATTAGGTGCATAAAATAATCCATCTGCATTATCTTCTGCCGGTCTATCAGCAACATGCCAAGATTTTTTTGCGTTATAAGGGTTAGGTTCTTTCTCCTCTACGGGTTGTACTTCAGCCATAATAATTTCTCCACGGGGCTTGGTAGTTTAAAAGGTAGCCATAATAATGAATTATTTGTACAGATAATTCAGGATGGGGCTTTTACTTTCAAGGTAGCCGTTATCGTTGTCTAACATTAAGACTAGGCATTTGATTAGAAGCAACCATAGACTTCCTAATTTCTTCATCTTCTATACCTTTGTCTTTCTCCATTAAACCACCATCAAAGGCGCGTTCAGCTTCATCCATCAAAAGTTGGAGATTGTCTGCACCTAAGTGATCGGTAGCTTTTTTGGTGACTACAAACTCGCCGTCAGATAATCTGGCGGGTATTGAGTCTGAGACACCTGATCCCGGCCCTGCAACTTCTCCAGAGCCAGAAAACTCAGAAGCAGTCTCTACAACTTTGTCAAAAATCATACTAAGTTGTGAATCAGCTTCTAAAGTATTTCTTAAATAGTCTTGTTCTTCTTGTTCTAAAGCTTCGCTTATTACGAAATCTACATAATCATCTTCCATTTCTTGATCAGGAAGTTGTGAAGCTTCTACTTCTGCCATTTCTTCTGGCGGTATATTTGGGTATGTATCTACTGGGGCTTCTGAAGATACTACCTCTTCCATTTCTGGAGGAACCATCATGGAGCCACCTTCTTGTCTTGGATATCTTGCCTGAGAAACAGTCCTACCCGTTTGATCTGTTACAGGATTGACTTCACGCTCTATTTTCTCTGGTAGGAACATTAAGTCCATTCCTTCAGCAGAAGATACATCATCAGGTTCAAATTTTCCAGAACCTTCCATATATGCGGCTGTCTCTGCGGCTAGTTCTCCTTCAGTTTCTCTTCTAAGTTGAACATCTATAAACTCATCTTCAAAATTTCTTTTTTGTTCAATAAGAGACTCTAAATATTCTGTATATTGATCTGAATTATCTAGTTCATTTCTTACCTTACTTAATTCTTCCATATTAAAAAGAATTGTTTCTTCAGATAAACCTTGGCCTCTGTCTTCTGTTAATATATATTCTTGTTCTTGTATATATACATCTCTTTGTCCAATATCTCCTCCAGGATCGCCTTGTTCTGATTCTGGTCGAGTCCTGGTAGAAGAAACAGCTTTAACTCTTTTTTCAGTTTCTTTTATAACTTTATCTGATTCTTTTTTTGGTAAAGATGCTGTTGCTTTTTTAATTAAAGCTTTAGCTCCTTGTGTAAGACCTTTAACTAAAGCTCCAAGTTGATATTGCTCTCTTTCAGGAGGAACTAACATAGAAGATCCACCGTGCTTACGTTCAGCCCTTTTCTTTTTAGCCATCTATATCTTCCTCTTCTTTAATTTTAAACGGCCCTCTATTATAAGCACAAGGGGTTTGTTCTTGCATCCACTCATTAAAGTCAACAAACTTTCGTTTTGAATAACTCCAAAACTTTCCTTCATATTTAGGAACTTCTTCTCTTAGCTTCTTTAACTTCATCCTTCAATCGCTCTAACATTTCCAGAGAATTGATCTTCCCCTGGCAGCGGAACATTTCCTGTTCCGATGTTGCCCCCACCAGTACCCGTAGCTCCAAGTTCTTGAGGTTGTTGAGGTGTTCCTGGAGGGGTTCCCAACATTCCGGGTTGCTCGTTAGGATTGATAGTCGGCGGGCCAGTTGTTTGTCCAGCATTTTGCATTCCTATAATTTGAGCCATAATAGCCGCTTCTTCTGGATCATTGAGTATTTCATCAGGATCAAGATCAAGCGAGTATGCAAGCTCTCCAATGAGTTTATTAATTTTAACAAATGGAGCAATAGCAGGATTTTGAATACTTTGAAGGAAAGTAGTAAGCCTCTGACTTCTAACTTCTTTCTGCATAAGACTAGCTGTACCAGTAGCCTTAACTTCTAAATCCCCTTCTACTCCTAGTTTACTTTCTAAGAATTGCATATTCCATTGAAAGTATGCTTCTCCTAAAGGCTTTAAAAGAAAGTCATCAAGATTTTTAATAACTGTCTTTATGTTTAAGGAAGCTGCTCCAAGTAACATAGACATACCAGAAGCGGTACGTGTCATACTTTGAACACCAGTTTGACCATGTGAATAGCTTGGAATACCTGTTTGTTCGTCAGCAAGCTGTCTAAACTTGTCAAACATCATCATATTTTCTGTAGATGTATTAGGAAATTTTAAGCCATTTATAGCTGTTCCGGTAACTCCTGCTTGTCTTCGGAATACTTTACCCGGATATATCTCCATATTTTGTCCACCAACAAGGGCAGTTTCATCTATATCAAAAACTAATGAACCAGATAATGCAAGATTATCAATAGCCATTCTAGCATGTCCATTCATAATTTTTTGGGAATCGTCCATGTTTTCGGCAACGCCAATTCCAAAAAAACTATAAGGGTTCTTTTCGTATGAAAAAGAATGATAAGGAAGCCTATGTGGAGTAAAGGGATTTACTACTGCTCTCAATACTTTTCCATTAGAAACCCAAGCATTAATTTGAACTTCATCAAGATCATCTACGCTATCGTCTAGTTCCATTCCTACTTCACGAGCATATTGGGCATCCATAATACCCCAGTATTCTAAGACTTCATATTTACTAGACGAAGATTCTGAAGAACTTCTATTATCTTTTAACTCATTCTCATATTCTTTTTCAATATAATTTGGCCCCATCTCTAAACAAGTTCTTATTTGATCTTTGTCAAAATAAGGAAGCTTAGAAAGGCTTCTAAATTGAGAACGATTTAACTTATGTCTATGAACTATATATTCACATTCAGAAATACTTGTCGCATTAGGATCAGGAAAGAAATCCCAAATACTTACAAATTCAATTCTTGGAACACGTACTTGTAATGGAGTATATGTTCGTTCTCCTTCTTCTTCAGACCACCTGTTTAAAGTTTTATTAAAATTAAATGGGCCTTTAACAATTCCAGTTCCAAATAAAGAAGCTTCAAATAAAGAATTTCTTATTTCACTAGCTCCATTAGATTCTTCAATTTGATCATGAATTAATTTTTCCATCCTTCTTGCTGCTTTTTGAGCAGGTTTCATTTCAGGAATTTGAGGGTTTGCACTTGCTCCTTCAGTTAAAGAGCCTTCAGCCCGTTTATCTAATTCTCCTTCAAACTCACCTGAACCATAAGTAGATCCTGCTTTGAGTACTTTATCATCTCCTTCAAAACCTACATCAAAAGGATTTTCTATTTCTCCTTCTTCTCCTTCTACTGCTTCACTAATACTTGTTTCTATTCCAGGAAGAGGATTAGCAGTATCTAAATGAGCAATCTCAGCTATTCCTTCTGGTACTTTAGTTTCAGAGATGCCTATAGGAAATTTATTTCCTCCAAATATAATATCTACTAACTGACCAAAGGCTGCTAGTACTTTTGTTTTTGTTATTTTTACAAAGACTCTTGATTTTTCAGATTCTCTGAATCTTACATTCTTAGGATATAGACCACGATAATTATGATAAGCAGTCATCCACCGCCCTTCGTCTTGCTTCCTAGACCTTTCTGCTTCTGCAAATCTGTCTACAACAAGACCTGATAATTTATTTCGTAAGTCTTCTTCAAGATCTAAAGTCAGACCTTCTTCATTTTCATTTTCTTTAAAATAAAGTCCATCAGCATTTTGTATAAGACTATTTTCTTTCTCTGCCATATTAAAACCTTAAAAAGAACCACGAACACTACCATAAGGCAGCGTCCATGATTAAATAGTTATGATCTATTGATCAGGTGTTGAGCCTAAATGTAAGAACTCAACTAAATATGTAACGGTCGTTGCAGCAGTTGCTAAATCATTAGCTAAAGGTGTTAGTCTGCAATAAAGTGTACGTGCAGATGCAGCATACAACGTAGCAGCAATAGCAATAGCTTCTGAAGTTGCAGGGCCACCTACAACACCAGCAGTTGTTGCTGTGCTAACAAACTGATTAGCTGCGTGTCCATGAGAGTTCTGAATAAGGTACAAAGGTGCATTAGCTGTCCATGTTACTGCTGAACCACCATCGTCTAAGATAGCTTCAGTTGCAACAAGTTGCGCTCCACCTGAAGATGTACCTAGTGAAAAGTCTACATCGTCACCTGAAGCACCGGCAGTAACAATGTTACCTGCTGGAATTGCAATAAGATTACGAATAATCGTGTCTGCTGGCTGCGTAAATGAAACATCAGTATTTGCCGCTGCGGTAACAGCGATTGTTCCTGTTGTTGCAGAAGTCCAAGAGTGCATAAGATTTGCTGCAACTTCTCGAACATCATTTTTATTAGCCGAATTTCTTCCTGTATCTCTAATACTAAAAACTGGATTTGCCATAGTTATTTCCTCGCTTTAAAAATTATTTTACTAATAGCCAAATTCGCTATCAGCCGGGGTATAAGCCTGTTCCAAATGCAGATTTCTTATTCGACTAAACGAATCTTGTACTCTTGGCCTAGACATTATTAAGTAACGCAGAGCATCATACGCATGATCTGGCGCATGAGTATCTACGTCTTCTGGATTAGTTTTATCTAAAGGAATACCTTGAAGCTCACGTATCAGGTTAGGGCAAGTATTAAAGATTTGTAATCGTGGCCTACCGCTTTGCTGCACTCGCAGGTATTCGTGAATTTGTATTTTACCTTGTATTCTGTTCTTGTCTGCTCTTCGTAGTTTGTGACCTGCACGAACTAAGGACTCTCCAACTGTTGGGCCTACTGTACCTGTTCTAGCCCATGCTGATGTATCTAGTACTCCTTGTATAGAGTAAGGATCTTCTACTTCCATCTGAGCTATTAGCTTACCTAATTCTTCGCCTGTCAATCCTTTACGGTATAGTTCTCTATAAATAATTAAAGTTCCGTCTGAGGGATCAAGTGTACCCCATATACAGGCACTCTCTGAAGCATAACCATAGTCAATACCTTTTATTCTTTCCCAACCTAAAGGAATACTAAAAGGAATAATAACATGCACATCTA